CTAAGTTCCCCACTTGGTAGTGGAGATAATGATTAGTCATTATCGACTTCTACATCTTGAAGTTTTCTCACATACTAGCATAACCACCTATTTGTGGTTCTGAGTATGTACCTTCAATTATATCTGTAAGCTCACTTGTCTTTAGATTAGACATAATGATCTTACCTGTACCTTCTAAAGTAAATGAATCAGTTAATGTTGCTGATCCATAATATACTTCAGTGGTACTGTTGATATATTTGAAACCATCTTTTAATATTTTTCCAATTTCAATTAAAGATTGAATTTTGTTTCTTTCTTTATTGAATATTGAATCAATATTTAAATCACAAATCTCTTTTGAAATATTATGGAGATCATTAAGATCTTCTAATTTAATATCTTTAAAACGAGATAATGTGTTATAGATGGCCAAGAATATGGGATTGTTATTTAATAAATTCTTATCTTCAATATCAAATTTTGATATTAAAGTTTTTGGAGAATTTATTAATTTAACATTCATTTCTAAAAGTCTTGATCTTAGTCCATGAGATAATACCCTTTTTAATTCAGAAAGGATTGTATCATCATTTGGAATATTGTAATCCAAGGTTGTTATATTTCTTGCGAAAAGATTTCTAATCTTGTCGTAAGAATAATAACCAAAGATTACATCTAACATCAAGGAGAAATTCTGAAGGGATGTTATCATAGAATTTGATAATTTGAAATATTTATTATTTCTTATTATCAATTTATGATATAAGGAGTTAACCAAATCTACTAAAGAATTGGTACTACTTGGAAGGTAATTACCTTTGATTTTAAAATAATCATATAACACTGTAAAAACAATGTTTGGATTATTTATATTTCTAAGGATACCTCCAAGTGGTAGTCCAGTAATCTCACGGTTATGACTCTCTTGAATTCATCTTTTAGCAAATTCATATGTATCACTTGATACATGTGTTTTTTGCAAAGATAATTCTACACCAAGACCTTTGATTATATCAATATATTTTCTTGCAACTTTATCATTTTTTATAACGATATCGTCACCAAGAATAATGTATTGATCAAAGTTCTTGTAACCACATAGTTGTGCACAATAGTATACAACTAAGTGGTGAGTCAAGGTGAAGACACTCCAAGATGAATAAGTACCCATAGGTTGACCAGTTGAATACTTCAATTGGTAACCTTCTGGTGTACTAAAACTTCGTTCTTGGAGGATAGATTGTCAGGCTTGTGCTAGTTTCATATCAAAGATTCTAGCCATTAGCCTTTTCTGTAATTCTACAGGAAATCTATCTGTTGCCGAACTTAAGTCCAGGGATCAGAAGCTCTCATTATTAATCTCCCATTGATGAAATGGGGATTGAGTATAAGTTCTATCACATGGAAGATTATGAAGTTTATTCATTATCTTAGTGTGTATAGGCTTAAGATATAATTGCGAGAAGTAATCACTTATCGCAATAATTCTTAACTTACACTCCGGATCTTTAACAAATGAAATTTTCCCCAAAGTTCTTAACTTTGAGGGTTTAATCATTTTATTAAAGGCTTCCGAATAATTCTTAGAAAAGAAATCAATACCATCATTTGTTGTAATTTTGAATATTCTATCCATCATTGGATAGTCAAAATTTAACAAATCTTGCTGGGCTGATAAAGTAGCAGGTCCATTTGGACCTGCTTTTGTTGAAAGATAAACATCTTTCAATTTATCAAACTCAGGATGATCTGATTTTAATCTATATTCTTGAACAAACTTATTGATTATACCAGATGGTATAATATGCTTCATTTTCGAAGCATTTGTTATACTATCGTAATCAGGTTTGATTTTAGATCATTCTTTATTTGTTAAGTCCCAACTTCTAGTGAAGTTGATGACTGTAAACAAATATTTTAATGATTCTAAATTACCATCTACAAGTGGTTTCAAGAAGGAGAAAACTTTTGGTCAACCTTCTTTATCTATACCTATCATAATATCATTAGTAAAAAGAGGATGACCACATATGTATCTTGTACAATGTAGTCTGACTCTTTTCAGATATTTGATAGTGTAGATTGTTCCATTATTTTTAAGTAATTTAAATATTACTTTAAATAAGGGACGAAGGTATTTTGATGTATCAATCGAAGGAAAAACTAAAATCATTATTCTTCAAAGAATTTTGGTATAAGTCTTCTTCATTGAGCATTAAAATCTTATACTTAAGGCGTATAAACCTCATCATGTAATCCTCAGATTCTGAGGCATGATAAAACCATAGAGATACGGATTCTAACCGATTCTTTACTGGTTATAGTAATACAAAAATTA